TCTCAAAATCTTACCGAATGGGTTAGATTATCCGAGGGAAAGGACCGAGATGGTCAAGGATGCATTAGAAGAATGGTTGAGCGGTTTAGAACTACAACTGGACCAAAAGATTTTAGCCAGAATCTGTCTGGCACTAGCTGACGACTTTGATGCAAAGGCGAATACGAGCACAGCTGCGGAACTTAGGAAGACTTACCTTGAATTGAAGAGGTCTTTGGGAGACCAGGTGCAACATGATCCACTTGAGGCGATTCTGAAAAGATGAGTGGACTAAAGAGGGGGATTAGATTACCAGCAATCTATACCAAACCGCTGACACGTTCTTTTATCTCTGATGGAGACAAACTAATCGAGTTAGTCAAGGTGGCATGGAAGTCTCCAGAGCAACCAGAGGGCATTGAGTTAGACGAGTGGCAGAAGTGGCTTTTACGTCACATGCTTGAACGCTATCCGCCTACACATCATCAATACCCTAATCAACTTCGGTATCGTCAAGTTATCGTCTCTATGGGTCGTCAGAATGGTAAGTCGCTGTTAGGTGCCATTTTGGGTGTCTATGGTCTGTTATTACATAATCAGGGTGCTCAGGTAATTAGCCTGGCATCTTCTACTGACCAAGCCCGAATTATTTACTCTAGAGTTCTCTTCACTATTCAGCAGAATGAGTGGCTGGCTAAACGATTCAAAAAGGCTACTGAGCAACGAGGTATTCTGACTGCCGATGGTTCTGGTAGATACGATGTCAAGGCTGCTAAAGAGTCTGCTCTTCAAGGTATTCCAATGTCTCTTTGTCTTTTTGACGAGCTTCATCTTGCTAAGACTGGTATGTGGTCTGCTGCGGTTCTTGGTACTGCTCAGCGTAAAGATGGCATGGTTATCGGTATTACAACTGCTGGAGACCAGTCAAGTGAAACTCTTATTGATCTCTATAAGTTGGGAACTGCTGCTTCACAGGGAGACCCTGATTTAGAGAGAATTGGGTTCTTTTGCTGGCAAGCACCTGACGGTGCACAGGTTGATGAACCTCTTGCTCTAAAGATGGCTAATCCTAGTATTGACGCTGGCAGACTGGACTTAAATACTGTGCTTTCAGACATCAGAAGCATCCCTGAGCATGAGGCTCGTCGCTATCGTCTAAACCAGTTCATCGCTGGAACTGCTAATTCTTGGATTGCATCAGAACTATTTGCCAGAGCTAGTGGAGATGGAATTACAAAACAGGAAGATGTTGTCTTGTCTGTGGATAGAACTAAGAACTGGGAGTTTGCAACTATTGCAGCTGCTCGTAAGACTGAGGATGGTACTTTTGAAACTGAGTTGGTTGCTACTTACGCTGGTGCTACTGAGAGAGTTCTTTACAACAGACTTAAGGAACTGTACTCCAGGGGAGGCATTTCGGCTATCGCTGTTGATGACCGCCAATTACCTAATCTTGCTAAACTTCTAAAACAAGACGGTCTACCAGTCTGGCAGTTATGGACTAAAGAGATTAGTTCTGCTTGCTCAACTGTTTATGCCATGTTCTCTACTGGTCAGGTCAAGCATCGCAACGATCCACTTCTGCAACTTCAAAGTCCAAAGGGTATCGCTAAATACACAGGTGAGACTTGGTTGATTAGTCGTAAAGAATCTTTAGGTGATGTGGATGCTCTGATGGCAACCATCATGGGTCTTTATGTTGCTGCGACACACCGAGAAGTTGGATTACAAGTTTTTTGACTTTTTGTAATTAGTGCTATACGTTCTCGATAGATGGCAAATATATTTGACAGACTTTTGGGTAGAGAACGTGAAACTCGTTCGGCTACTCCAATTTGGCCTACCCGTTCTGACTACTCTGTGGGTGTAAATGAGGCTTTGACTCTAACCGCTGTTTATAGGTCTATTCAGATTATTGCTACACCTATTAGCAAAATGCCTATGCAGACTTTCCGCTATGCGACAGGTCTTGAGGTTCCAGTTGAGAATCCTATTCTTGTAAATAAGCCAAACTTCTTAGACAGCAAAAGAGACTTCTTGTTTCAGACTGTCGTATCTATGGCTTTGGATGGCAACGCATTCTGGCTAAAGTCTTATGGATCTAACGGTCAGGTAAATAACCTAACTTTGGTCCCAGCTAACGCTGTAACTATTCGTCTAGTAAATGGCATCAAACACTATGACTACCAAGTCAATCAGGACACTCCAGTAGCAACTACAACTACTGACATGCAACACCTAAAACTATTTAGCAGAGTTGGATACCTGAGAGGTTTAGGTCCTATTGATTCTTGCAACAAAGACATCTCAGCTGCATTAGAACTTCGTAACTTCGCTGCTAACTGGTTCGGTCAGGCAGGTATTCCGACAGGCATCCTAAAGACTGATAAGCCTATTGGTGCTGAAGATGCTAATGAGATTACTGAAAGATGGCATGCAAAGCAGTCTGAGCGTAAGGTCGCTGTTCTTGGTCAGGGCTTTGAGTGGCAGACTGTTCAGCTAAACCCTAGAGATGCCATGTTTACTGATGTGCAGGTTCAGCAGGTTCAGGCTATTGCTCGTCTATTTGGTATTCCAGCAAGACTGCTACTAACTGGCGTTGATGGATCATCAGATACTTACACAAACTTGCAAGACGAGAATCAGGTCTTCTATCGTCACACAATCATGGCTTACACCGATGCTATCTCTGACGCTTTATCAGAATGTCTGCCTAGAGGCACAAGGGTTGAGTTCAACTTTGAGGGACTTTTCCGTGCTGACATGGCTAACCGTTTCAACATGTATGAGACAGCGATTCGTGCTGGCTTTATGACAACCGAAGAAGTAAGAAGAAAAGAGGGTCTAGAATGACCGAATTAGAAACTAGAAGTTTTGAAGTAAGACTTGAAGCTGACACTAGAGAAGTAGTTGGATTGGCTGTTCCTTATGGTCAGGTCGCAGACATCGCTGGAATGTATCGTGAGCAGTTCGTGCCAGGTGCAATTCGTTCAGTTGAAGATGTAAAACTCTTCTGGCAACACTCAGAGCCAATCGGCAAGATTCTTGAGGGTAGAGATACCGAAGAGGGTTTTGAGATTCGTGCGATGATCTCTGACACTCCTAGAGGTCAAGAAGCGTACACACTTTTGAGAGATGGTGTTATTAACAAGTTCAGCGTTGGCTTTATGGCTGTTGAGCAGACCAGAGACGGTGACTTAGTTACTCGTACCCTAGTGGACTTAAAAGAAGTCTCACTCGTAAGTTTTCCAGCGTTCGCAGGGGCTTCGGTCTCTGAGGTTCGTCAGGAAGAACAAACCGTTGCCGAGGTGGTAGCGGATTCAATCCAAACAAAGGAAACCATCATGTCTGAAAACATGGAAATGGATGTCCGTGCTGTTCAAGATGAAGTGGCTGAAATCCGCAGAGAACTTGACCTAGTAAAGACTCCTACAATCGCAATATCTGCTGCTGAGACTAAGTTCCGTTCTCAGGGTGAATACGCTAAGGCACTTGTATCTGGAGACAGCGACGCTGTTGAACTATTCAGAGCAACTTCTGCTGATGCTGCACTACGTCCTGCATTCGTAGGATACATCAACAACCTAATCAACTCAGGTCGTCCAACTCTAAACGCATTCTCTATTGCTGCACTTCCAGCGACAGGTCTAACAATCGAATACGCAAAGGTGAACACAAACACCATCGCTATTGGCAAGCAGACCACAGAGAACACAGCTCTATCTACTGGCGATGTTGCTCTATCAACTGTTTCAGTTGCAGTAAACACTTACGGTGGTTACACAAACATCTCAAAGCAGGCTATTGAGCGTTCAACTGTAAACTACCTTGACGTAGCATTCCAGGCGATGTCTCTTGCTTACGCAAAGAAGATGAACGCTGAGTTCGTTGCTGTTCTTGCAGGTCTAACTTGGACTGGTAAGACTCTAGATCTATCTGCTCTAACTGCTGCTGCTGTTATGGGTGGAATCGCTGATGGTGCTGCTTACATCTACAACGCAACTGGTCTATCTCCACAGTTCATCGTTGCTGGTGTAACTGCTTACAAGCGTCTTGTTTCAATCGTTGATACTGCTGGTCGTCCAGTTGTAACTCAGGTTGGCGATGGCGTAAACAACATTGGTGGAGCAAACATTCCAGGACTTCAGGGTTCAATCCTTGGTCTCCCAATTGTTGTAGACCCTGCTCTAGACGCTAAGACTGCTTACATGGCTCACTCTTCAGCTCTAACTACATACGAATCTGCTGGTGCACCTACACGCCTAAGCACTTCTGATGTAACTAAGCTTCAGGACACATTCTCTGTCTACGGTTACGCAGCAATCGCTGTTCCGTTTGAGGGTGCAATCGTCAAGCTAAACACTGGAGCCTAATAACTCATGGCTGTAACGGTGGAGCAGTTCAGAGCGTATGTTGGGACTAAAGAAGTCTCTAGTTTCGTGGACTCTTGTTTAGCGTCTGCTAATCAGATGGTTGCGAAGTTCGTTGGTTCAGGTCGTGTACCTACTGATGTACTAGATTCTGCTGTCCTCTCATGTGCTTCTGAACTGTTCCATCGCAGGTCTGCACCTAATGGTGTGGCTCAGTTCGCTGACCTTGGTACTGCGGTTCGTATTGCTAAGGATCCAATGAATGCAGCAAGAGAAATGCTCCTACCGTTTACAGGTCCAGGTCTATGAGTAATGAGATAACAGCATCTAAAGCCGAGTTTGCTCTCGACTTACAGAATGCAGGGCTGGATGTTTTGGACTATGTTCCAGAACGTATTACACCACCTATTGTTATTGTCACTTCTGGTAGCCCTTATCTTGTAGCTGAGACTGTTGGTCGAGAATACCGTCTAGGTCTAAACGTCACTTTGGTAGCAAGTACTGCTACTAATGAAGAGGCTACTGAGGCTTTGGATGAACTTATTGCCAATACTGTTTCAGCGATTACTGGCTTCGGTTATGTGATTCTAAACTCTGTAAACACTCCATACAGATTGGCTGCAAATAACGCTGAGTATCTTGCATGTGATCTAAACCTCGATTTAACAATAACTCTCTAAAGAAAGAAAACTGATGCCTACATCAACCAGAATCAAAGCACAAAACATCAAGTTCCTTATTGGAACAACCGAATACAGCTGTGACGCTAACATGGTTGAACTTACCCTAGACGATGCTCCAGGCGATGTTCAGACATTCTGTGAGGTCAGAGCAGGTGGTCAATGGACCTTGAACCTTGAGGGTGTTACTAGCGGAGACGCTACTAGCCTTTACCGTGTTCTATGGACTAACTTCGGCACCGAAGTAGCATTCACAGTAGCACCTCAGGGTAACGCTGTTGGAACTGCTTCAAGCCCTATTTACACAGGTACTGTTGTATTTGACCAGCTTCCACCTCTATCACTAACAAGCAACGAGATCGTTAAGTTCTCTGTGGCTCTTACTGTAAAGGCTGCTGTTCACACACCTGGAACTACTCCTCCTGTTTACTACGGTCTAACTGTAAAAACAGCTGCTTAATTAAGTTTCCTGTGGAGACTGGAATTGACAAGGGTGACCTCCGTCTAGCTTTAAAGGCTATGAGGGAACTCGGTGCTGATACTTCTGTTATCAAGGATGCTGGCTATCAAGCTGGTCTTATTCTTGTGGACAGGGCTAGACCGTTGATTCCAGTCAAAACAGGTGCACTTAGGTCCGCTGCTAGACCGTTAAGACTTCTCAATGGTGGTGGTGCAGAGGTATCAGGCACAAGAGTTCCATACGCTAACCCTATTCACTGGGGATGGCTAGTTGTAGGTTCTCAAACTAAGAGCAATCTTAAGCCAGGCACTTATAGAGGTATCAAGCCACAACCGTTCTTTAGCGAGGCTTTGGGATACACTAAAGAGGAAATATTCAAAACGTATGAACGCTTGATGCAGGATTACATAAACAAACTACCAGGGAGCAAATAATGACCAACCAGACATTTGATTTCGAATCACTAACACTTAATGAAGTTGAGCAGATTGAACTTATCACTGGCAACAGTATTGACCAGATTTTAGATGCTGGACAAGCCAAGGGTAAGGCTATGAAAGCAATTATCTTCATTATGAAAAAAAGAATTGACCCAGAGTTTACTTTGGAACAAGCAGGAAACATCTCAATGACTGAGGCTAACAGCTTGTTTGCAGGGGACTCTGACCCAAAAGAGTAATTGCTGATGTTGCAGCCGAACGTGTAGCGTTCATGGTTGTTCATGCAGGTCTAAGTCTTACTGAGGTAAGGAACATGACTTTGCGAGAATACCAGGCTGTGATAGATGCACTAAAGGACAAAGGATCGCAGTAATGGCAACTAACCTAAGAGTCAATTTCATAGGTCAGAATCAGCTATCCAAAACTACTGCTGTTGCTTCTAGAGACCTAAAGAAGTTGGGTGCTACCGCTAAGAATGTCGGTAACAGTATCAACAGGTCTTTGGGTGCAGTTGGTTTAGGTATCGGGTTAGCTGCACTTACACAGGGCCTAAAGAACGCTACTAAGGCTGCCTCCGAAGATGTAAAGTCTCAAGGTCTACTTGCTACTGCTCTAAAGAACACAGTTGGTGCAACCTCTGAGGCTATTGCTGGAGCAGAGAAGTATATAAAGTCTACTCAGTTACAGACTTCTGTTTTAGATGATGAACTGAGACCTGCTCTTGCTACTGCTGTTAGAGCGACAGGCTCTTTGACTAAGGGACAAGAAGTCCTAGATGTTGCTTTAGATGTATCTGCTGGTACAGGTAAAGACCTAAGCACAGTTACTAACGCTATGGCTAAAGCATTCAACGGTAACACCGCATCTCTAAGAAAACTACTGCCTAGCATCAAAACTGGCTCAGACTTTATGGAGCAACTAAAAGTCCAATTCGCTGGTTCAGCTGAAACTGCTGCAAACTTAGATCCATACAAGAGACTTGAAGTTATCTTTGCTGACATTCAGGAAACTGTTGGCATGGCTTTGCTACCAGCATTAGAGGAGTTCTCGGCTTATCTAGCTAGTCCAGTAGGTCAAAAGAATGTCCAAGAACTTGTGGATGCTTTTGTATCTCTTGGCAAGGCTGTTGGAGATGTAGGTTCATTCCTAATCAAGAACATCACTTTGGTAAAAGGAATGATTGCTGTTGTATTGTCTTTGAAACTAGGGTTTATCGCATTCAATAGTGTCGTCAGACTTGGTGAACTAGGAGTTCTCAAAGTAGTTACAGCTCTAAAACTAGCCAGAATTGCTTTAATTTCAACTGGTCTAGGTGCTTTGGCTGTTGCTCTTGGAACTGTTGCAGCTGCTTTTGTGGAGGCTGGTGAAGAATCTGAAAACGCTGTTGGCAAGATAAAGGCATCAGATCTAAACGGTATGACTTACTGGGAGTTTCAGGCTAAAAAGGCTCAGGATGCTTGGAGCAAGGCTTATGAGGCTAAAGCTTCATTTAAGATAAAAGGCAGTATCAAGGCGGTTGCTAAAGCGGTTGGTACAGGTCTCAAAAAGGGTGCGGTAGATATCAGCAAGAATGCGAAATCTTTTAGAGACAGCATTGGACTTGCTTTTGGAACTTTTGGTGAAGATGAATACAGCGTGTTCAACGTGGATGTCCTTATTGCCAAGATGAAGCGTGTTGTTGCAGCGTCTAAGGGTTTTGCACAGAATCTTGCTAAGTTGCGTAAACAGGGTGCAGACCAGTCTTTGATTGGTGAACTTACAGCCATGGGTCCAGCACAGGGAAACATTGTGGCTCAGGGACTATTGTCGTCAGGCAAGTTGGGTGAGATTCTAAAACTTCGTGGATCACTT